TGATTAGCTTCCATTATTTTTAAGTCTGCCTCTAATCTAGATATCTTTTTAGGTGACTCTCCAAAAAATCTTGCTGCAGCTAGCTCATCTTGTGTTTTGATCATTTGAGTTCGTAGTTTCTCAACTGCTTGTTGATTTGTTCTTATCTGAGATACTACTCCTTCGTTACCTTTCATTCCAAATTTTGTTGCAAGTCTGTCTAAGCTAGCAAAATAATTTCTGGTAAATATGTTATTTGCTTCAGTTTTTTGAATATATCTAAACAGAGTTGATGGGTCAGCTAATCGCATACGAGCTTTCTGTGCTTCATCAACAGCATTTTTATCTATCCAATCAGATACTCGTTTAAGTTTTTTTGACCCGCTTGCGATACCCATAGCAGTAAAACCAACACTTAAAGGAGCGTCAGATAGAGCGTACGTCAGTGCTTTTTCTAATGTTGGTAATCCCTCAAAGCTATATCGCAACAGGCTTCTAGCACCATTTTCTGTTATGATAGGAGTACGCAGTTTTCCTTCTTCTGTTTCTACAACAGGAAACATCATGTCGTAAGCATCTTGACCGTGTCGTTTTATAAATTCGTTTTCAAATCTTTGATTTAAATTTTTTGCAAGACTAGCATACCCATCTATGCTGTCCATAGCTCGTTGAACGTACGCCCAGTTATTCTCTCGTTGAGCGCGTGTTTTCTCCCAAGAATCAGAAAACCCTTCTTCATCTGCATCAGCAAACTCCCCTATTGCCCTAAATACTTGTGGCAAATTTCTTACTAAGCTAGCCGCGTCAGACAAGAATGAGGGGAGGTCTGAACCGTACATCTCTCTCATTGACCTCAACACTTCATCAGATAGTTGAGACGTAGAAAACGTATCTAAAAGAATTTGTTGTACGTACGAATTGGGTATTTCTTTGACAAGGTAATCTGTAAAAAAATCAGCTCTGTTATTCCGTATCTTTAATTGAGTTTTGCGATCTTTTTCAGAAAGATTTCTAAATACTTCATCATCACGTTCCACTCCGGTTAAAGTGATATCCACACCTGCAATGACAGGGGTTGTTGCTTTTTGTGTATTTAAAAAGTATTGATCTCCTGTAGCAATAGCAATTTGATTTCTTAAATCAGTTATTGCCTTTTTGTCTCCCTGTTTTGCACTCTCAAGAAGAAAAAGATCAACTTCTTTCTCTCCTATCCTAGTTGTTTTTCCCTGTAACAAATCATCTATTGTAGAAATAGGTGGAAGTTTTTCTTGAGCTTGTTTCTTTTGTATTTCCCTTGTTATTTGTAACTGACGTTTACCCTCTTCTTCTTCTACTATAGTTTTAGGAAGTGATGTCAAAGGAGACGCAAGTCGCCCTGCTCGTGAAGATAACTCTTCTTCCGGACGAAATTCAATTGATGCACTTGGTTCTATTTGAGGCTGTAATATTGATACCATTTAATTACCTATATACTATATCTTCTGGAGGAATTACATTTCCATCTTTATCTGTATAAACAGGCGCACCATTTTTACTTACTCCTCTACCCCCTGTTTTAGGTTGTACTTGGAATACAGCGTTACCATTTTTATCTGTGGCTGTTGTAGATTGCATGAAATTGTAGCTATCCTTATCGTACACTGTTAGTTCTGGTGCAGGAAGTGCGTCCGTTCTACCTTGCTGCCTTTGTATCATTCCCTGTTTGTTACGTGAAAGATAATCGGCAGTAATCAAACCATCAATTACAAGAAAATCTCGTGTGCTAGCTTGACGAGTAGATGAACCTAATTTTTTTAAAAGCTCTACTTGATTTCTTTTCTTCTCAAACTCTGCGATAACTATGTCTAGTGCGGGTATTGCATCTTGGGGTGTTCTAAATGGTTTGCCAAGTTTTAAATACTGTAATTCAATATCTTGGTTAGATAGTCTTCCAGATGGATCAGCAGCACGAGCCATTTCAAATGCTAGCGTGATACGTAACGCCTCTAACTCTGCCACGTTGTTTTCTCTAGCCTTTTCTATTCTTTCTTTTAATAAATTGTCGTACTCTTCTGTGTAGTTTTCTTTGTTATATACATTCAACTTTCCTTCAGATGTAACGTTTAAATCGTACTGACTATCTATTTCGGTTTTCTTTAAATTTAAAGCTTCACCGATTGTTCCCGTAATTCTACCTGCTATAGTAGATATAGCACCCCCCTCAATACCGAAGATACCCTGTATATCTAGTATAAAACCCTCTATTCCCATAGAACCTTTATTTGCAGCCATATTCTCAATGGTTTTCTGTCTAAACAAAGCTAATTGATCAGATGTATTTATAATTGCCTGTGATTGAGTTTCAAAATCAGCAAAGTTCATATCTTTTGCTTTATCCCCGTACAACTTTCTCATTATATAATTTTGAATAGTTTCGTTCTTTACTTTTCGTACTTCTCCGAAACCCGTCTCTGATTGAGGAACTGCTTTGTCGTAAGTCATGTGGGGAGCTAAAACGTACGCCATAGCTTGTACATCATCTCCGGCAATTTTCTCTAGCTTTTGTATAGTTTGTATCAGGGCATTCTCATTTTGTTCTAACCTCATTTGAAAGATATCCGGATCTAACATTCCAACGTTTCTAATCTCGTTAGGTATTTGTAAACTAGCTAGAAGTAAGTTTTTAGATTTTTGTGCTGTCATACCTAAATCATTTGTTACTTTTGTTTGCCAAAAATAAAAAAAGTCTTGAGGGTTTACTTCAAACTTATCAGCCATTACAGTTAGATTTGCAGTTTGTATGTCATTTAAAACCATAAAACGACCATCTTCTACGTCGTAATCGTTGCCTTCTATTCCCGGCACTCCAACTACAATTGTTCCTTGCTGTGCTTTGTTTGGTTTTCTTGCAGCGTACTCATTTAAAGAAGAATCTATATCTTGTGATTGAGCAGCAGTTAAATTGCTTCTTGGAGTAACTCCTTCTGGAATAGCATTGAGATTAGTTGCATTTTGATCCAACCAGTAAAGTCCTTGAAATAGTGAGTTTGCATTTTGACCTACATCTATGTCAATTTCTTTGTCGCCTTGAACAGAGGATCTATATGTTTGCCTAGTGACATTCATTTGACTAACAAGTGCTGATCTTTCTTGAGGACTCATATTTCTAAATTTATTTTGTACTGTAGGATCTTGCATCAACGCGTTCATTTCACTCATAAGCATAGCGTGTTGATCATTAGTTCCTGTCCACTCTATATCTTTCAACAAACTTATTTTGTTTACTCCGCTGCCATAAGTAAGACCGTATGTACTTACACTGTTAACCGTATCACGTAACTTAGTAAAATCTAAATCCATATCTCCAGAGGGTCTTCCGAATAAATCTACGCGACCTCTACCAGCTATCTGTTCTTCACCGCCCTCTATTATGTTACTTATAGCATCCCCTAGTTCTACTTTGTCATCAGAGTACGCTTCTATCATAGATGCGCGTAAATCATCTAGCGAGGCTTTATCTGCTTGCCTTTTAGCTTTCTCTTCTTGTATGTTGTTAGTAAAGCCATTAATTAACCCAATGGCAAATGCAGCACCCATTCCCATTTTTATTCATCCTCACTTATAAACGATTCCATTTTTTTTGGCGTTTCCCCTCTTCGGATGCCAGCATTTATATTTTCTCGTACGTATTCAAACATTGTAGGATTGTTCTCTTTCATCATACTAAAGAACGTACGATCATCCATAGTATCTTTTTCAAAGACATCTTCATTTTCAAAAAACTTGTATGGTACTTTCTCTTCTTCGGCAACTCCCGCCACGTACAATCCTAGTGGCCCTTTTAATAAGATGCCTACGTCTGGATTAAACTTGCCTTTTTGGAAAGCTGCTAGTATGTACCCCTCTACAAGAGTTTCAACAGACACCCCTACCACAAGTAGTTTTAGCAATTCTGATTTTCGTTTAGGGTTTTCTAGTTGAACTATTGCTTCTTCTAAAGCCTCTTCTGGATCAACTAACTGTGGTGGTCTTCCCCACGGCCATCTAGAATTATCTTCTGTTAAAGAATGTCCCGGAGTTGCTCCTGCAAACGGGTCTTTATCTTGTATTGTTTTTGGTAGTTCCATAATTTATGCTTTCGTTGTAGGGGGTGCTAGACCAAGTGTTCGTCTGCCTTGTTGTAACGTAGGAGTTATTCCACTCTGTCGCAGTAACGCTGCTACATCAGGATTTATTGAAGAAGTAAGTTTTTGTATTTTATCTTGAAACAAAGAGCTATTTGTTCCTATCTGTCTGACAGGAGTTGCTCCCCCCTGTGTTGTAGGACGTTTAAGAAATTGTCTGTATACACCTATCTCTGGCAAATCAGGAGCAGAAGGAACTTCTCTAGTTTGTTGATCAATAAATGCTTTTGCACCTTTTTTTATAAACCCAGCAGCTAAATCTGAACCTGAATAATCCTCATCCTCTACTTTTGATGGGCCAGCAATTATCTTCTTGCCTGTAGTCATCAAGAAATTTGTTGCTGTAGTTAAAAAATCAAACATATATTAGCTCCCTATCCATGTAGAAATCCACGTACCTATCGCTAAACTTAACTGATCTCTTTGTTGTTTGTTGTACAGACTTTTTGCATTTGCAAATTCCATAGCCAGCATACCTAGCTCGTGCATTCTTTGTTGTTTGTTTTCTGCTTTTTGAAAATTCCAAGAAGCTTTATCTCTGTAAAGTTGCCAGTGATTATTTAGATCGTTTTGATCTGCATTAAACTGTAACTGAACATTAAATCTATTAGTTTCATTTTGTTGAGCCGTCTCAAATGTATTAAGCTCTCTTCTCCAAACTGCGTTAGACTGATCTATCGCAAACTGCATATTAGAGTTAAATCTTTCTCGTGTATCTTGCAAGGTTAGATTGTACTGTTCCATTGCATTTTGTTCACTTACGTTGAATTGTTCTATTGCTGCAGCACGGTTAGCGTTGCTTGTATCTACTGAAACACCTAGCTCTGCAAAAAACTGTTCAACTTGTAATTCATTCTTTGCATTGAATTGCAAACGTGCATTCTCCTCTGCTGCATCTTTAAACAACGCTTGATTAAGTGCATTGTATTCTATTTCCGAAGCTTTTTGACGAGCAGATAAATTAGCAATGTCAACTTGTAAAAGAGCTTGCCCATTTGCTACGGCTGCTTGCATTCGCGCATTTAGATTTGCTCTATCCATAGCAGCGACCATAGCAGCATTTTGTAGGGCTGCACGATTTTGATTATTTAAATTAGTCAATTGTAATCGTGCGTATTGATCTGCGTCAGATTTAGCAATCGGTATGCCGGATTCCATTATAGATTGAATCATTGCTGATGCAGCCATACTAGATTTTCCTAGTCCTCTTGCTTGCATCACTCCTGCAACTTTACGAGCTGCTGGACTTGCCCACGGGGGAAGAGGTTTTCCATCTTCAATCCCAGACAGCAGTTGACTTAGTTGATATTGAGTTGTGGCTCGTTCATCTAAATCTCCTGTTATGGCTTCTGCGTACGCATTGTCAGATACTTTACCTTGTACTGCTTCAACGTACGATTTTCTAGGATCAATCTGTTGAGCATCAAACTCCCCAATTTTACTTGCAACAGATTCTATTGAATCTACTTGACCTACGTCTGTTGGAGTTTCAGGAGCAGTTGTTTGAAACGTATCTGTAACTTGTTTAGGTTCAAGACTAATTGTTGTGTCAAGTGGAGTTTGATCACCAAGAAACGTACCTGTGGTATCTACTTTTTCTGTTTCAACTTGAGGTACATCTGGAGTTGTAGGAGGTTTTGGTAACTCTACCTTTTCTTCCTCAGTCTTTTTTTCTTCTTCTGCCATGATTAATCCTTACTCAAAGCTCTATCTAGCTTATCTTCTAACCTATGCAACGCTTCCATAAGTCTGTCCATGTTCTCTCGCACTTCTACGCGTGTTGCGTACTCCTCGCGGGTCTTGTTTAAAAGTATTTGTATTCGTTTTACTTCGGCAAACATCTGACGAAATGCCCAGAACGCTGGTGCTACAATCATTGTGAGGATGATATTCCAGAAAAGCATTGCGTCTAGTTCCATAATTAACTCGTCGCGCTAGGGTTTAAAGAACGACCTATCTCATACATATTAGTTCCGTCACTTAAAAATACTAAGATACTTCTAGCACTTGCAGTGGATGTTACTACTGGAACTGCTCCAGTAAACTTGTATGTGGTATGATAACTCAGGGTGTGACCACCACTACTATCTTGTATAACAGTTAAAATATAAACACCCCCTTGAACTTGATTGGTAGCCTGACCTAGTGTTCTGTTGGCAGTTATTTCTACTCTTGCAACTTGATTTGCGCTTGCATCCCAAGATATTGTTGCACCGTCAGTCAGGGTAGTTTCATTAAAGTTTTGTGTCTTTGTATATTCTTGTGCAATAGCTAATCCTGCCAACGTGGTTGTAGCTGTTGGCAAAGTAATCGTACCCGTATTACTAATGCTGGATATTACAGGAGTTGTTAATGTTTTGTTAGTAAGGGTTTGTGAACCTGTAAGCGTAGTAACCGTACTATCTATTGCAAAAGTAACAGCGTTACCTGACCCACTTGTGTCGATGCCTGTACCCCCTGTAAATGTCAGAGTTTCAGTATCTAGGTCAATAGATAACGCACCGCCTGAGTCTGCTTGAAAATCTAAATCGCTATCACCAACAGTAGAATCAACGTACGCTTTAATTGACTGTTGTGTTGCAAGTGCTGTAGCACTGTCTGTTGACATGTTATCTTCATCTAAGATAGCAGTTACAGTTGCACCACTCGCCAGTGTTAGGTTTGTGTTTGCGGTTAAGTTTGTAAACGTACCTGCTGCTGCAGATGAACCCCCTACTATCGTTCCATCTATTGCACCACTATCAATATCAACCTTACTAATATCTACTTCACCCGTGCCGTTTGGTGTTAAGGCGATGTTTCCGTCGGTATCCGTACTGGTGATTGCGTTTCCGTTGATGTTGATGTTGTCTACGTCTAAGTCACCAGTAATATCTGTTGCGCCTGTAATATTTGTTGCGCCTGTGATTGCAAGAGTAGCTGTATCAATAGTTACGGTAGTAGATGCGTCTATATCTACTGTTGGAGCAACAATCTCTATCTCTGTGTCAGCATCGATGTCTAACTGTCCATCTGTGCTTGAAGCAATAGATAGTGCAGAGTCCCTAAACTGCAGAGCTATAGCCGCATTCAAACGAAGTGCCGTATCCGCAACATGTGTTAAAGTAACGTCGTCATCTGCACCGAAAGATAACACAGAGGAGTCAGACCGTAATGCTACATCATCTGCCGCAATAATATCGTCGCTCTGTAGCGTCATAGCTAGTGTGAGAGCTTCAGCGTTACCTGTCTTAAAAGTAAGTTTTACTTGGTCATCACCACTATCATCTAAGGTATCCACAACCACAGCATCTATCTGTGCAAGGTCAACACCTGACTGTTGTGTATCCAAGCTCTCCCATATAATAGACCCTACAATCTCTGTAGCAGTCATATCTGTAGATAAGTTTGTAAGAGTAACTACTGGGGCATCATTCTTGCGAACATTCAGGGCAGTTACAAACGCTGTGTTGAATGCGTAAGTAGATGAACCTAAATCGTACGTGGCTGTAGTTACTGGCTGTAGGTGTGAGCCTACTCCATCTGCAGACCCGTCAGATGCCGCAACCGTTAGCTTATCGATGTAAGCAACGCCATCTAAATACAAGTCTTTAAACTCTGCAGAAGACGTACCTAAGTCCAGATTGTTATCTGCATTCGGTACAAGAGCAGAAGAAGTTTGTTCTAATTGTCCTGCTGGGCCTAACTTACTTACTGGGCCTCCATCTCCTGTCGTTGAGCCGTCGTGAGTGTGTCCTGATGATACGTTGAACGCGGCCTCAATAGCGTTAAACTCGCCATCTAGGGGCGCGGCATTAATAACGTTACCGTCAGCTATGTTATTTGCTGTATCGTTTCGTGTGTAACCTGCCATGTCTGTTACCTTCTCCCGTATTGTCCAAATTCAATTACGGCTGAGTCCATTGAAAATGGTGGGCTTGTGCCGCTAGATTCAAATTGTAGTGACACTGTAAACCCTGAACCTTGTGTTTGTGTGTCGAAAATTGATTGAAGGGATTCTCCACTGTATCTGGCTGTGCCGTACTTTGCATCTGGACTTCCAAATATAAATGTACCCCCTGAACCTACTGATGTATTACTAAGTGTTATTGTTTCAGGCTCTATAACTCCAGCTTCACTCAAATCGTACTTAACGTTAAAATCTAAATCTACTGAGCCTTGAGGGTCTGTGTATATCGTAGCACGGTAGATTGTTTTGCGGGTTCGGGGGTCAGTAATAGGAAAATACGGAGTAGAAAAACTCGCTGTTATATCATCCCCATCAAAACTATTTCCCGACTCCATTTGATAAACGTACCCGTCGTTGTTTCCAAATAAAACTACTTCTTCTCTGCCTGTGTACGTCGAATCTGCAACAAATGATTTGATGCCCGTAGTTTCTGCCCAGTTTATTTGTTGACCTTGCGCTCCCTGCAGTTGTGTCCCTATAATCCCTTTAGAGGATGCTTCTGTTGTGTTTGCATCAAAACCAAAGATACGGTATTGTGACTTTTCTCGTATGGTTACAGAAGAAAAAGTAGTGTTCTGTGTTGTTAGGGAAACCATCTCCTTCTGTATAGGTTTGCTTATTGCAGCTAAATCAAAATCTTGATTCTTTTCTGTTCCTGCAAGTGTACGCAACCCGTCTGGGCCTAAGAATATTACGTCTCCTGCTATCTCTTGTGCGGTATCTTCTGCAACGCAACCTATATCATCTGCTATAGGGTGTAATTGGAAATCAGCTACACTATTTCCTACCAACCTGTGTATACGAAACTCAGAAAATATAATGAGTTGTTCACGAAAGGGTATTAAAGCAGTAATCGTACTTCCTACGTTGATTATACCAGCCCCGTTAGCTGCTGTAAAGTCATCGTCTTCAAAAGGCGCAGAAAATATAAGGTTTGAACCTTTTGCAAGAAACATGTGTTCTTTAAATTCTACGACGTGTGTAGCCCCTTCAATGTCTGTGCTTCCATTGCTTGAACTAAGTTGACTCAAGTTACTTGCTGTTATCCCTGCTAAGATTAACGGATATCCAATCCCATCGGTAATCATCATCTTGTCCGTACCATCAAAGTTGTACTTTGCAAAACGAACACGAGAAGCGTTGTTTCCAAGAGTTATGCTTGTTGATAAATCAACCCAAGCATCTGTGCCACTAGCTCCCGCGAACAACTTAGGGTCGCCACCTGTTTGGTCACGAGCAGTTATAGCTCTATCCTTGTAAAACGTAACCCCAAGAATGTTGTTTTGACCAGTAACCGCGTTAGAATTAAATTTGTCAAAACCTTCGATACGACGATAACCGCCCTCTGTAGATGGTTCAAAGTTAATTAAGTTACGTGCAGAGCCGGGCATTGCACTGCCGTGTTGTAGCGGGCTAAGATTACTGATTAAACCCCCTGCAAACTCTACAGGGTACGTTTGCCAACGGTCAGGCATCTATATTGACCTTACATAAAAGTTTTCATTTACAAGTATTTTACGCATGTTTTTTATACCCTCATCAAACTTACTTTTTGCCATCGCTGCCATTTCGATGTTGTCTCGAAACTGATAAGAATAGTACATAGCACCATCTACAATTACGTGTTTGTACGGTTGAGGTATAGTTGGTACGTCGTCATGTAACTCTAAATCTACAGGACTTGCAAAGTATTCGTACTTGACGGTATAAGCTTTGTCAGGCATGGGTACGATACCAAAGTATCCGTCTTGTGAACGAAAAACTTTGTCAGGTACACCCCCTTTTGTTGAGTCTGTCTCATCTTCTTGGTCAACGTATCTGTCTACGTACTCGACGTAGCTTATTATATCTAACTTTCTAGCTCTACCCACATCTAAACTGGTATCTCTTTGCACACGAAACGTGTTAAAATCAACGTATTTAGCTTCGTCTGGAAATGCGTAGCGGGTTTCACCAGCAACAAGTATTATCTCGTCTGTTATGTGGTTGTAAGGCCAGTAAAGATGATATTGATTTATATCGCGGATAGATGAGTTTACAGCATCTTTTATATTTGCATAGAACCCCTTTGCTGTTGTAAAATTTGTAGAGGTTAGTTCTGTTTCGTTTAAACGACGTGCTACAGAGTTAACTATGTCGAGAAAGTTGTATGCCATTAGTTTCTCTCCCTTACTCGTAGATTTATCACACGCTTAGTAACAATAGGCGCACTAGTTTTTGCAGAGTTACTTGTTGTTACTTGACATACAAGTTTGTTATCTACATTTGCTGTACCGCCATCTAACACGATTGTTGCGGTTGTGCTTGTGTTAGATATACTATTCACAGTCAAACTGTTGAACGTACTAGATGCGGATAGCGCAGAAGACTCCGTACCATCCGATTGGATAAACTTCCAAACGACAGATGATATAGTTAAGGTATCTAAAAAACGTGACCAATCTACCGTGTAATCTAACAATTCGTCTGGGTCTTTATCGGGCCATCGTAATGCCATTTTATGCCGCCTTTGCTATTCTCTGTATTTCTTGTTTTGCGTACACAATCCGTGCTTTTTCTGCAGGTACGGCAACTCTTCTAAGTTTTTCTTGACGTACAAATACAGCTCTATTTCTTTCATATTGACTAGCTACAAACTTAAATGATTGAAAACCTGTAGCACTTACTGTTCCTGTTCCTGTTATCGTACCTGTTGCAAGAACTGTTACAAAAACAGATATAGATGCTGTTCCCTCAACACTAGCCGTTCCATCTGTTAAACGGGTAGCCCCACCACTAGCACTTCCCTGTCCAGAAATAGATGCAATTACATCCCGTATCTTATCCGCTGTTGCAGATACTGAACCTGCTCCTGATACAGTCGCTCCTGCATCTCGTACCTTAACACCAGAAACAGATACACTTGCTTGCCCTGATACAGAACTGAGTCCTTTAGCGGTTAGAGTAGGTGCAGAGCTTACGCTACCCTGTCCTGTAACACTTGAGGCTACATCTACTACCCTTAGACCTGCCCCTGTAATAGTAGCTTGTCCTGACGCAGATGCTCCTGCAGGAGTTTCTAGTGTTCCTACAGAACTTGACGTACCTGACGCTGTTGCAGTTGCGTTCGCTACAGCACGAAGAGTACCGCTAGAAGTAGCCTGTCCAGATGCAGATATGCTAGACTCTGCTACAAGTATACCTATTGCGGAGCTAGTCTGTGTTCCTGCACCTGATATGCTAGCGGTTGCATCACGTACCCTAACAACTCCCGCAGTTGTCGTGCCCTGTCCACTAGATGCTCCGTTGCCATCTCCAATCATAACAGGGCTGGTGGTTGCACTAGCCTGTCCTGATATTGCTACCTCACCTTCGAGTAGCCCTAGCCCTGTTGCACTAGATGTTCCTGAAGCAGATATGCTTGCTTCAACAAGTAATCTTGCTGTCGCGGTGCTTGCTACCGAACCTGCACCCGATACACTTGCACCCCCTGCTCGTACGCGTACAGCCGATACAGATACACTTGCCGAACCTGTTGCACTTGCTCCCGCATCTATAACTTGTGCGACTCTAAAAGAAGCAAAAGGTTCTTGAGAGAATGCGAGAACAGAAAAGGACATTTATTAATCCAGTGGGTCAGGCCAGTTGTTGATAGGTGGATTGCCTGTTGGATTACCATCGCTATCCATAGGCGTATCCCATAACGCTACAAAAGCTGAATGGTCAGACGCATTTGTTATCGCTGTTTCAATCGTACTAGAAGCAGTCCTAACAGCCACACGATAGGTGGCAACATCGCTAGGAATAGTGGTTGTGCTATCCTCTGCTTTACGAACAACATACCAATCAGTTGGTTCTAATAATGACTTAGCTGTAGCTTTTGTACGGTTTTTCCAAGTAGTCTTCAAACCAATGTTTACATTGCCATCATCATCAGTAGTATCATCCAATGCTTTTGGATTACCGAAAGACCAATAAAACTTACTGTCAAACGGTGCTGGGTCATCTTCCCAAACTAGTCCTGCCGCAGTCTTTTCTGCATCGGTTGTAAGACTTAGCCAGTTGCTTGGGTATTGGTTGCCGTTATCATCTGTCCACCCTCTTCCTGACCTTATTACTTTATTATTATATTTCCACATTTTATACTCCTATCTTGCATTTGCATACTTGAATGGCATCTCAGCAAATGCCATGAAGATGTATGCGTCACTTGCACCTGTGCTTGTATGACTTGCTCTTATCTTAAATCCATTTGATAAAAAATCTATTCCGTAAGTTGATGCAGCTTCACTTGAGTTTTCTGCACCCGGTAAATCTGGAAATAGACGATGAATTGTAAAATTATCTATGTCTCGTTTAGTATCGTGAATAAACCAGTTTACAACCGCATTGCTTCTTTTACCTAAAATAAAAGCGGGTCTAAAACCTGTGTATACATAAGGCCCATCTGTGCTACCTACACCCTCGTAAGCACTGATTTTACTATATCCGGGAATACTACGGAAAAGATACGCTATATAATTCTGTGCGCTATTCGTCCAACCAGCTGCCCCAATAGTAAAAACAGTAGATGTGGGTGCTGTATCATTCCACGGCCCTGCATTATCAGCTCTAGCACCATTACCCGACAAAACAAAGTAATCTGTTTCTGGGTCAGATGAGTTGTTACCGTTAGCATGATGATGATAGACCCACCAATGGTCAGATGAGGTAGCCCTGTCTTTTACCATCATCATTTCTGGCACACCACCTAAACCGTGACCTACCGTTGCGCCAGCAGTGGTATTACCAGTGTAAGATACAATACTAATTCCTGCTTTAGTATTTGCTGACACACTAGAAGAAATTGTACCTTCAGTATTGCTAACCGCACTTCCCCCTGCTAACCAATTCCAAGAAACAAAATTGTTAGAATCTTCATTTGTCCAGTTACCACCACTGTCAGATACAGTAAATCCATCGCTGTCAAAACTAGAAAAAACTACACTGCTATTTTCTGGGCCTGTGTCATCAGGAAATAAACTTTTATTTGCCCCTCTAATAACGTCAAAAGCTGCGTGACTTAATGAACCACTTGTTCGTGATTTTAACCAAACAAAATCTGGTTGAAAACCTACACCTGTAATTGCTTGACTAGTTGAGTCATCACCTGTGTATAAAACTGTGTTAAAGTAATTATCTGGGGGGTCATTGTTTAAAGGGGTCATAGCTGGCTCTGGAAGATTAGCTGTAGACATTGGAGAATAATTCTCATCGTCAGAACCAGAATATCCTAACTGCCCAAAATCTAAAGTTCCATTGATATTGCTAGAACCTTGTTCACGAACCCACGCTATTGGATTTGTCATAGTTGCACTTATATTTTCTGCTGTACCAAGTGCCACCCAATTAGAAGTTCCGTTTTCTTTTAGTGCAAATTTTACGGTATCATTTTCTAAATCAGCTAATACTTCTACTGCATCACCAACAGTATTTGCGCTAGTTAAACCTGTTTGTGTTGTGCTTCCATCAACAGAAATAGTTCCAGAAGAATTGTATCTCACACTTGATGCACCTATTTCTCTATTAGTTGAACCAATGCCAAATTCAAAGTTTGTACTGCTACCTCTTGAGGTCAATGTAAATTGACATCTATATTTATTAGGTGGCATTAGTTCAAAAGTAGAAACTGCGATATTATTAGTTCCCCCGGGCATTGCTATGTCTAAATTGCCATTTGTAGGGGCTGGGTCAGATTGTTGACCATAAGTAGCAGCCCTAATTAATGGATTTAAAGTAGCAAAGTTATCCGTTGGACTATCTAGCACAACGTCATTTGTCTGAAGATTTACAGGCGTAAAATCATTTGTATTACCGCTAGTATCATCACCAATAGCACTGCTATCACCAAACTCAAGTCTAAAGCCATTAGTGCCGAATGTTAAACCGCTGGTGTCCTTTGGTATCCATACGCCTGCTTTGAATTCTCCAAACGATGTTGGGTCTAGCTGTTGTCCATCGATAAAATTTACTTCAGCCACATAATAGCTTGAATATTTATTACCAAGAGAAGAACCGTCTTTATTGATGTAATGAACTATATCATCATTTATTCGATAATTTGCGTTTTGACTTCCATAAGTGCTATTTTTTAAATCTGTAATTTGTGTTCCATTTACATATAGTTTTGCCCGATTGGAAGAAGTAGCTTGAGTAGTATCAAGTGCGGCAACAATATGATACCAAGCAGACACATCACGATAAAGTGCATTTGTTTGAACATTTAAAACAGCACTTGAACCTTCTGTTCCTGCGTAATATCTAATTGTATCATCACTATTAAATTCTAAAATATGAAAGGTTGCGTTGGAACTGTTATTAGTTGCCATAAATAAACGTGTAGTTCTGCCCAGTTCTGAACGTATTACCCACATACTTATGGTATGCGTTTGTCTGTTTCCTTCTGAACTTGGAGTTCTAGATAAATTTGCGCTATCACTTCTATTTAAACGCAAAGAGTTGTCTATCTTATACGGATAAAACTCTGTTTCGCCTCCTGCGGCTATGCCAAATAAACTACTCATGATACGTTAGCCGCCCTTCCTATTTCAAACATATTTGTTCCATTACTTACAAAAACTAAAACATCTCTAGCGTTAGCGGCTGTGCTTAACGTAGGAGCAGTTCCATTTACAAACTTATAGTTACTATTAAAAGTAACTGTCCTAGAGCCTGTGCCATCCTGTATTATAGATATAACGTACACACCACCATCTATCTGATTACTAGCCGCACCCAACGTTCTGTTACCCCCAAGCGTCACACTTGTTACTTGGTTAGCACTTGCATCCCACGATACTGTAGAAGCATCAGTAAGGGTGGTTGCATTAAAGTTTTGGGTTGCTGTAAACTCTTGTGCTGTCTTGAGGTTAGCCATAGCATAACCCCCTGCTTGTGAGTTATCATGCACAACCATTGTATCTTTGTCGGTATCGACAGTAACTTCTCCTACTGCACCAGTAAAAGAGCCGTGTTCAGCCGTTGTGCCTCTTCTAAATTGTATTTGTGTAGCCATGTTATGTTATTGCTCCATAGTCTGCTGTACTAGCTGCTGAACTAGTAATCAGTCCGTAATCTAAATCTGAGGAAATACCTAAGTTGGCAGGTGTGATTTTCTTCATCGTGCCACCATCATCTACAAGCACGAAGTCTGCATCACTACTCGATGTAGTGGTAGTTGGGGTGTCTGAGTTACCTGTTGTGAGAACAGTGCCAGAGGTATTTGGTAAGGTCACGGTTCTATCGGCTGTGGGGTTGACCACAGTGAGGGTCGTTTCAAAGGAGTTAT